GTTGAATGATGGATTATATGTACCAGCATCTACGTCTGTACCGTAACCCTTGTTAGGATCACCTGGGTAGTTACCTGGAGAACCTACAGGAGCGTAGTGATCACCACTACCACCTGTTGCTCCGTTGAATGTACCACCAGAGTAACCCTGAATACGTGGTACAAAGTAGAACAACTTACCGATAGGTAGGTTCATAGCTTGTACTGATACGATGTCGTTTGCAAGAAGTTTAGAGAATACTCTTCTTACGATTGGGAAAACTACAGTTTCAAAAGATCCTGAGTCAGAAGTAGAAGAAGCTTCATTGATTAAGTGTGAAGCTTGGTTTTCATACAACTGTGCGATGTTTTCCTTAAGGTGACCACCAAGACCCTCTAAGAATCCTAATTTGTCCCATTTGTTAATTGTGTCTTCTTTGATAACTTTCAAATGTTTCATGCCGATGTTACCAACAAGACCACTTTCTAATAATGCACCCATTTTAATATATTTTTTTTTAGGTTTTATTTATTGATTTTTTGCATAATATCCTTCATTCTCATGAACTGAGGATTCTCATACGTTTTTGACTCAATCAAATTCTGAGCTGAACCTGAAGCTGGTGATTTGTCAATCTTACCTACTGATTCAGTCACAACATTTTGAGTCGTGTTATTTAGTTCATTCTTGATAGAATTGTAAAGAGACTTTGACTCTTTCAAAGATTCAACGTCGTCGAATCTTCTAAGTATGTTGATTTTCTCTTGCTTCGTAGTTGTATGTTCTGTAAACAATCTTGTAGCGTATGCTAAATTGGAATTAAACACTGCAACTTCATTCAATTTTTCTCTGAACACGTTAAGAGCCTTACGATATTCATCGTTTTTTTCTCTCAATCTTTGGACTTCATTATTGATAGATTCAACTTTGACCCCGTTATCACCATAAACGTAGTTACGATTATTGGTAATTCCTTTTCTCAAACCACGACCTTCTTTGGAACCCATTCCGTAAGTTCTAGCCGCTTCTTTATGTTCACCCTTCTTACGAGTTTCGAATTGAGCATCGTCTCTTCTTGCCTTAGTAGTTTTCAAATCCTTTCCAGCAATTTTTCCGTGCTTCATAGCTTCTCTTTCGTCTTCACGATCATCATAACCTTGCTTCTTTTTCTTAGCTTCTTCCATCTCCTCTTCGGTGAATTCGAATTTCTTAGGTTTAAGGTTCATACCAACACCCTTAGCACTTCCCTTTGGTTCGATTGCTCCTTCCTTAGTTTCAGCCTTGGTTGTTAGTTTAGCTGCCTTGGTGTGACCCATGACAGGTTTGATAGTCATTTTTGATTCGGTCATGTCGTCAGAATCTTCATCTTCTTCTTCATCCATTTCGATTTCGTAAACTACCTCATCCATTTCTTCGTCCATTTCTTCAGAATGCTCAGACTCATTAAAAATGTCTGCAATCATTGCATCCAATTCCTCGTCTGAAATTTCATCTTCTTCAACATCTACGTTCATATCCATTTGCTCATCCATTTCTTCGCTCATAGAGTCTTCCTCTTCTTCGCCTTCCATTTGAATGATATATTCAACGTCCGCATCTTCATCTTCAATGTGTACTTGATTATCGTCTTGTTTTACGATAATACCGTCTTCATCACTCATCGCTTTGAAAACTTTCAAGATCTCCTCATCAGATGCTCCTGTAAGATCGATAGGTAGTTCATCTTCTTCCTCAGAATCGAATTCCATTTCCATTTCATCCTCATCGGAATCCATTTCCATTTCATCATCTTCTTCGTCAGATTCTTCTGAGTCCATGTCCAAATCCAAGATATCTTCTTGTTCTTCCATTTCCTCAGCGTGCTCAGCCTCTTTCAGAGACTCTTTTACTAGTTCAGAGATTTCTTCCTTCATTGTCGAAGCAAGTATTCCTTTTGCATTCTCCGCTACTACTTGTTCCAAATTTTTCATTTGGAGTAGTGCTTCTTCTACTAGAGATTTGTTTTGTGCCATTTGTTAAAATGATTATTTTTACACTATAAATATATCCCCAAACAAAAAAAGTTATTTTTTTGATAATATCAGCCAAATTTAAATGAAAAATCCTCCACTTTTGGTGGAGGATTATTTTTAGTTATAGTAAAAATTACTTTTCTACAACCTCATCGATCTTACTTTCAGACACAGATGTGATTCTCCAATCGTGTGGGAAACCAGCATATCTTGTGGTAACTTTAGCTTCAACGTCAGTTACGTTGAATCCTCTTACGAGTTTTTCTTCTCTGATTTTTTTGATCTTTCCTGTGTTCTCATCGGGTAGATCATAAGTAATTTTTGCAATAAAATATTTTTCGTCCATGTTTTTTTGGTTTTTAATTATCTGTTTAAATAATGGTTCAATTTATTCAATAAGTCAATAGAGCGGTCCATACCTTTTCCTGTTGATTGTGAGGAAGATGAAATTCTTGCCATTTTTTCTTCTTCCAAGTTTTCTTCAAAGTTGTTTCTTTCTTTTACATCGGTAAAAAGATATGCACCAGGTGTAGATGGTGATGACACCAAATCAAAACAGATAAGTTCAAAGTCGTCTTGTACTTCGTTTTGTTCTCCAATTTTTTTCAGAGATCCAACACCACGTGATGAGATACCTAATGTAACACCTTGACGAAGAAGGTTTGCCGCTTGATCACCTTTGGTTGATACAACGCCTCTTTCGTGGAAACCTGGTGATGTCAGAAGTTTTAGTTTACCCATAAGGATATGTCCATCCCACCAAATCTCGGTGATTGCGTGTGATACGCGATCCAAATCAATAAGTGATGATTCAGGGTGATTGAGTTCAGACAGAGCAATACCCTTGTCGATCATTTTCTTGTAGTTTTCCGCTTCTCTCTTGAGGATTCTCTCAGGATATACACGACCGTTTCTGTTTGGTGTATTGTACTTTTGAAGTACCGCATAGAATTCAAAAGGCTTTGAATAGTCCAACATAGTTTTGTTGGATTCTTCAATTATGTTCTTATTGAAATCATCGTTTGGCGAGATATGTCCCGCATCCATTTCTATGAGTATACCCTTACCAGTTTCACTCGGACCTAAAATTCGCATATAGATATCTTTTAGATATAAATATACTGATTATAGTTCTTTTACTTTTTTTGAAATGGTAAACTCGAAATTGGAGTTTTGCATAAAGTTTTTGTTGTAGATTTCCCTGCAGATTCTCTTGAGAGAAAATTTGATTTTTGGATCTTTAAAATCTATTTCACAAGCGAGAAAAAAGGTAATTTCTAAATTCATAAAACTTTTTTTTCCAAATGTAATCCCACTAGTTCTTAGGTCTAAATCAACAATGTAATTTGATTTAAATAATCCTGTGTCGATCATTTCGTACACAGAATTTTTTATGGATTTACTCAGATCTGATACTATTCTCTCAGGTTTTTCAAATTCTTGTTTTGGGGTCACCCAACTTTGTATATTTAGATATATTGATTTGAGTTGTTTGGCATCGACTGTGCCGTAATTTATCTTCGCTTCAGGGAACCCTACAATACGCGAAGTTTTGCCTTTTTTCATATATTATTTGACATACAAATGTTTATTGTTAATAAAAATATACCACTAAAATGGTATTATGTCAAATTTTATCAACATCCGTATTATTTAGTAATATATGCTGATAGTAGAAGTTAAAAATAATAATATAGAAAAAGCACTAAAAGTGCTCAAAGGTAAAGTTATTAAAACAAAACAATTGGATATTCTAAAAGGTAGAAAAGAATTTCAGAAAAAGTCTGTAAAAAGAAGAACTGAAATTAACAATGCAAAGTACGTTCAGTCGAAAAAGGATTCAGAGTCTTACTGAATGTTGTTGTAGAGAGCAAAAAGACGAACGTAATTGATTTTACTGTACTCATCTTTTTCTATCTGACCGATAGTTTCCTGAAGTTTTGTTTTAGTAACGTCATCTTCACTCTCAACACCGTTGAGAGAAGATATTGTCTTGTTCTTTAGTTCGTTATATTCTATCTCTAAATCTGTATCTTCAGTCATCAAAACTTTTGCTAAATCTGTTTTAGATGATTCGTCTAATGTTTCAATATAATTTGCTAATTGTTTTCCCGCAATG